CCGGCTCATCGTACCGGCGGGTTCATGCAACTCACTGACCAGCGTAATGTTAGGTCTGTTGCGCGACTCAAAGAACGTGCGTGAACTGTTCACCATCGGCATCGGCCCAGACAAGTTGTCTTGGGTGCGTACCCGGTTGCAGTACATCGGGTTAGACATTGACAACCTACCGTTCAAGTGGCGGCATCATAGCCTGCACGACACCGGGTTCAGCAAGTACTCCGATCACTTTAAGGGTGAGCAATTTGACGGTATCAACTTTCACCCGACCTATGAGGCGAAGATGTGGCGCTGGCTGACGCAGAACAACCAGCTGAACTATGACGACAGTACTGCATTCTGGATCGTCGGCTCTGCTCCTAACTCTAAGGTGATTGAGCCGTTCTACACAAGGAAGGCGGCATGACAGATTATCGGCTTCCTCAGAACCGCTTAGAGTACTTTTCTAAACTCTACGCCATGAACCTACAGCACGGCGTTATGCCGGGTCTCGTCTACCTGTATATGCCGGAACTGGCCCAACGTAACGGCTGGGACGATGAGCAGAAGTTGTGGTTCGCCTTTCTCAACGGTCTAACGCAGAATCCGATCACGTCTCTACGGTTGTTCACCCGGTTACCACAGGTTCCTCCGGTGGGCGCAGAACTGAAAGGGTTCACTGACTGGTTCAACGCTGAGTGGGATACGCTTCAGTTTGACACTGACCGCCGGTATCAAAAGAAAGACACGGTGGCGGCTATCAAAACGTATGCGCATCTGGTTGACGAATACGGTTCTCAGGCTGAGATGCTAGCAGCCGGTAAGAGCTACAGCGAGTTGTGGTCGTTAGTACGTGACCAGTACCGCTCGTTTGGTCGCTTGTCGTCTTTCAGCTATCTAGAATACGTATACCTGAATGGGTTTGGCGCTGACTGCAATGACTTGTTGTTTGAAGACAAGTCAGGCAGCAAGTCTCACCGTAACGGTATGCTGTTCCTGCTGGGTCAAGACGGGATGGTTTGGGACAAGCGTCAGCCTAATTCACATGACGGGGTTTACCCTGACTTCAAAAAGATGTGCGTTTGGTTGGGGTTACAGGCGGAAGGCTTTTTGCATAAGTTCGCTCAAGACTATGAGGGTGGAGGAGCGGTTAGCAAGTTCACGTTTGAGTCTAACCTCTGCACATTCAAGAATCATTTCTTCGGTCGGCGTTACCCCGGCGTCTACGCAGACATGGCTTGGGAGCGTATTGTCTGGGCAGACGAGCGGGGTCAAAGCGAGTACACCGGTGTGTTCAAGGACATGCGGGGAGAGCTGTTACCTGAGTGGTTACGCATAGAACACAATAACGATAACTTGACACTTAAACAGCGGGCGGCTATCTTTCCGGAAACAGGCTCGCCATATCGCGGAGAACATTTTCTATGAAACACCAGATCGTTAACATCCGGGGCTGCAACGGTAGCGGTAAAACCACTATTGTGCGCCGGTTCTTAGAGCGCCTGCCGAATGAGAAGCTGGGCGGCAAACCGACTCGCCCTGCCGGTTATCAGGTGGACGCGAGCGCATGGGGTATTAGCGCCCCGGTATTCGTTGTGGGTAGTTATGAGAACACGTGCGGCGGGGCAGATGGCATCAACACTCAGGAAGAGATTGCCGACCGAGTGGTCAAGGCTTTACCGCTTGGCCACGTTTTGGTAGAAGGTCTACTGATGTCTAAAAGTTCTGACAAGGGTCACGTTGCTCCTATACTGCGGGAGAATGGCGCGGTGTTCGCTTTTCTTGACACACCGTGGGACGTCTGCCTTGACCGGGTTCTCAAACGCCGTGAGGCTGCGGGTAATGAGAAGCCGTTTGACCCTGACAAGACGATGCGCACAGCTTATGAGCAGTGTCATCGCAGTTACGAACTGTTAACTGAAGCCGGAGGCTACGATGTTCGTTGGTTAGACTGGCAAGACCCGGTGACCGCAGTCATCAGTTATTTAAAGGATGCTGAGAAATGATTGATGAATGCCCATTCACTATACCCCGGCCTGAGACCGTGACCACGATGTCGGGGCTGTTGTACTTCATCTGGGAGCGGGAGGCTATCCGCATCGCTCGTGAGAACGGCCACTCCGCACCGTGGACTAACGACCCGATACTCGGTAAGTACAAGTTTACCAACATACACCGCGTTGATGATCGTGTGTCTCAGTGGGTTCTAAACAACCTGATCACTCCGTATGAGGAGCGTGAAGACCTTTGGTTTACGCTGCTAATTGGTCGCCTTATCAACTGGCCGCCGACGCTGGCAGCGTTGCTTGAGCGCGGCGTTATACCTTGCGCTCCGGACGAGTTCGACGCTGAAGAGTTTGTTGACGTGGTAGAAGGCTGCAAGGTGACACAGGCCAAGGTTTACTCTGGCGCGTACATGGTTTATCCCACCAAGATGGATCCCGGCGGCAACAAGTCTCAAGCTATTGCTACGCATATCATCGGCGCAGCGATTGAGAAGGCTGAGGCTATTGCTTATGAGGCTACGCGACCTGACCGCACTCTTGAGCAGTTTGTTACGGTCATGTCTCGTTGCTTCGGTATCAGCACGTTTATGGCTGGCCAGGTTGCGGCAGACTTAACATACTCTCAGGTGCAGATGGGTAAAGTGCCCGATATATTCACCTACGCGCCTATCGGCCCCGGTAGCAGTCGGGGTCTCAATTACCTGCTTGAGCGAGCGCCAACAGCGGGTTGGGGTCAAGAAAACTTCAATCGCGAACTTATGAAGATTCATCAAGCCGTTGTTGATGAACTTGACATTGACACGATGACCCTGCATGACATACAGAACTGCATGTGTGAGTACAGCAAATACTGCCGTACAATGCTTGGCGAAGGTAAACCCAAAACCACTTATCAACCCGAAACGGAGTTTTAACCATGGAACTTGTAGTACGTAACGTCAATCAGGCATTCAGTGAGATATTCTGGCAGCTGAAGGCTCTCAACTTGCAGCCTGAACAGACGCGTAATGGCCCCGCAATCGTGCACCCTGAGATGGTGACCACGGTTTATAAATACCCGGCTGAACGAGTGCTGTTTCACGGTGGGCGGGACGCTAACCCTATTTTTCACCTCATGGAGTCTATCTGGATGCTTGCGGGTCGTAACGACGTCGCGTTCGTTCAACAGTTTAACAAGCGTATGGGTGATTTTAGCGATGACGGTAAGGCGTTCAACGCTGCTTACGGACACCGTTGGCGCAATCACTTCGGTCGTGATCAACTTGATGAGGTTATCAAGTTGCTCCGCCGTGACCCAACTACCCGTCAGGCAGTTGTTCAAATTTGGGATAACGCCGACCTGAGTAGTAAGACCAAAGACAAGGCTTGCAACACGCAGGTCATCTTTGACGTGCGGCAAGACCGGCTGAACATGACGGTGTTCAACCGCAGTAACGACATCTGGTGGGGTGCTTACGGTGCTAACGCTGTGCATTTCAGCATTCTGCAAGAGTTTGTCGCCGCTGCTACGGGTCACCGTATCGGTGTCTACCGTCAGGTGAGCAACAACTTCCACCTCTACACAGAACTCTACAACGCCGGGCAGTATCTGGTGTCGCCACCTGATGCTGAACAATATGACTATTACTCGCAGGGTGCGGTGCGTCCGCTTCCGCTGATGGTCAACAGTGAGTACAAGCTGTTCCTCACTGAGTGTGAGATGTTCTGCACAGACCCGTTTAACGAGCGTATCAAGTATACTAACCCGTTCCTTGAGCACGTTGCGCGCCCCATGGCCATGATCAGCCGTGTGCGTAAGACTAAATCCGGTGATGGACGGTACTACGCTCAAAGCATCCGGGCTGAAGATTGGCGCAAAGCTGCGTTTGAGTGGATTGACCGTCGTGATAAGGCGCGTCAGATTCGTGAAGAGAATGAGCACCTTGAAAGAAAGTGATTGCCTTCTGGTAAATTACCGCGCTATAATCGCTCCCATAACTTGCTAACTGGAGAACTCTGTTGAAAAATACCCTAGAATTCATTGCCACTGGTGCCGAGGTAACTCGTTATCACACGGTGTTCACCATCAATAAAGAGACCGTAGGTCACCACTCTCATGGTGTGGCCATGATGGTGTTGATGATCAAGCCAGATGCTTCGGCATCATTGCTTAAGGCTGCGTTGTACCACGACCTCGCTGAACAGGTTGTTGGTGACATCCCGTCTCCTGCCAAGCGCCGGTTTGATCTAGGTAAGCGTCTTGACGAACTTGAACATTCTGTGATTCTTGAAGCCGGTATTGAGCAGCCTAAACTCAATGATGAAGAGGTTCGGGTGCTCAAGCTGGCCGACATTGCGCAGGGTGCGCTGTTTTGTGCCCGTGAAATGCAGCTTGGCAATGTTCGCTTGATCCCAGTGTACGCTCGCTACTTACAGTATGCGGTGGAGATGGGTATTGAAGGTCGCGAAGAAGTGCTGTTCAACGCTATCACGGAGATCGCAAATGAGTGCTAATGAACGTCAGATTGGCGGCAACCACTATAAGAAAGGTGGTGAGGAGCACTGGGATCGCCAGTGGCGTCTCTACGGTCGCGGTTACTTTGTCGGCTGCATCACCAAGTACGTCGAGCGTTATCACGACAAGAACGGTGTTCAAGATTTGCAGAAGGCTTCGCATTTTCTTGAGAAGCTGATTGAACTTGAGACTCGTAAGACGTACGACGTTGATCTGGGGTATGACACGCCTAACCGGGGTGATTTCAATCCTCCTCTCGGCGGTGCTACTGCCGGTTATGTCAACCAAGACAGATGAGCACTTGGGTGTTTGATACCGAAACTCTGCCCAACCGTACTCTGTTCTGCGCTAAAAACGTAGAAACTGGTGAGTGGTTTGATCTGTGGCGTCATGAAAATGATGCCCCGGCGCGACTCAAGCGGTTTGTGCAGAAGCCAGCTACGACGTTCATCGGCTTTAACAATAAGTCGTTTGACAACATAATCGTAGCTGCGTTCTGCCTCGGTCGCAACGAGATGGAGATCAAGCGTATCGCAGACGACGTTATCACTAATCGGGTCGCCCCTTGGGCCGCTATGAAAAAGTTCAATCTTCGTGATGTCATATTAGATGATGTTGACTTGATTGAGGTCGCTCCGTCGTTTGTGGGTTTGAAAGCCTATGGTGCTCGGATGCATATGCCGAAGCTACAGGACATGCCCATAGCTCACGATGATATGATCTCAACCGAGCAAGAGCCCATGCTGTTGGAGTACTGCCACAACGACGTAGATACGACTGCTGAACTGCTGAACCAGCTAGAGAAAGAGTTGTTGCTGCGGGTTGAAATGAGCCGTCGTTACGGGGTTGACATGCGTAGCAAGTCAGACTCTCAAATGGCTGAACAGGCGTACATCACCAGCATGGGTCTCAAGCGTCAGGACAATGAGGTACCTAAGACGGTGACGTATACGCCACCGAGCTTCCTCAAGTTCATGAATGCTGAACTACAGGCGCTGCTTGATCGGGTTGCCGGGCATACGTTCAACATGAACCCGGTGACCGGACACGTTAAATTGCCAGACTTTCTCGGCATGCAGACGGTTAAGTTTGGCACGGGTCAATATCAGCTTGGCGTGGGGGGTATTCATAGCGTTCACGATAAGA